TTCAGTATCTGAGTATCTAGCAGGTGAAACAAGTAGAATGCAAGAGCCAGGTCCTGGATATGGTTTAGAAGAAAAGAAAGCCCATAGTAAGGCACAACAAGCCGCCATTGCAATAGCAATGCAGAAAGCGGGTAAAAAACCAAAATAAAATGAATCTAGACAAACTAAAAGGACACGTTCCTGACACAGTAATTGCCCAGATCCCTGAAGTAGGTGAAAAATTTGCTATCAATACCCCTCTACGTCTTGCACACTTTCTAAGTCAGTGCGGACATGAATCAGGCGGATTCAAGTTAGTAAACGAAAACCTAAATTACGGAGCAAAAGGTCTTGTTGGTATTTTCAAGAAGTATTTTCCCGATGAAGCAAAAGCTAAACTATACGAACGTAAGCCCGAGAAAATTGCAAACCTGGTTTACGGAAGTAGAATGGGAAATGGTCCTGAGGCTTCCGGTGACGGTTATCGCTTTCGCGGTCGTGGTTATATTCAGCTTACTGGCAAAGATAACTATAAAGCCTTTGACGCTATTGTTGCAGAAAATATCCTCGAAAATCCGGACTTAGTTGCTTCAAAGTACCCACTTTTATCAGCAGCTTGGTATTGGAATAGCCGTAAATTAAATGCTGTAGCCGATCAAGGCGCTACTGATGAAATCGTAACCAAAGTGACCAAGCTAGTAAATGGCGGTACTATTGGATTACCTGATCGCATTAAGCATTTTAAAGAGTATCATACGCTACTTACATAAGAATGAGAACACTTGTTAACGAAGTACGTCAGCTACAAAAGATAGCAGGGCTCTTAAAAGAGGATGATATCGACTTGTCTGATACCCCGAAGTTTGCAAATTTAAAAAGTAAGCTTATTACTTTTGTAAAACTGTTATATCCAGAAGCAATTAATGACGAATTAATTCTTAAATCTATAAGCCACGTTGTAGAAACTAATGATGTTAACGATTTACTGATTATAATGGCAGATGTTCTAGGGGATGGTTCAGATGACCCGGATGCATTCGACGGAGTATTTTCTAGAAGTGATATAGAATCAGCTGTTGATCAAGCCGACCTCCCTGACGAAATTGCAAATGACATAATAAACAGCCATTATGTAACACGTCTAGAACTAGGGGAAGATTTAGATCTATCCGATACTCCTGATTTTAAATCTAGACCACGAACAGTAGAAGAGTTTTTGGAAGAGGAAGACTTTATAAATTGGTTAATTGATAGTATACATGAGAATCTTGACTGGGAAAATACACAAGACCTAATTTATAACTATATAATAAAGAATAAAACATTAGAAGATTTTCAAGACGCTTGGAAAGGATATCAGGAAGAATTAGCCGGATATTAAGATAATTTTTGGATATTTATAATAATATGACAAGCAGAGAAATTATAAGAAGGTTAATACTTAACGAAGTGGAAAGGATGGAACCCAAAGTTCAATCTTTTGAGGACGATCCTATCAATTTCATTCTACAGAAGTATCCTACCCTCCGTAAGACTTTAGAGATGTTAATGTCTCCTGCTTACAAAGATTACATTACAGGCATTTATATTATTGCCCCAAAGCCTACTACCTTTAAAGTTGTTCTCCATAACGGACAGTACTTTCTCTTAACCTTTATGGGAAAAGTTTACGAAGCTACCGTTAATGGAAAGAAGTTCTACCTGCAGACAATTGGGGAAAGAGAAAGATGTACCAATGCTATTGCACGTGCACTAGCCGTTGGTAATCCCATTGAGACTAAGGGTCCTGAAGGGGGAGAACAGGTAGCCGGTGAACCTGAAGAAGGTGTCGAAGAAACACCACCAGAAGAAGCAGAAGCAGAAGAAACAGAAGCTTAGTATAGAGCCCGGCCCAAAAAGCCGGGTTTTTTGTTGTTAGTCTGATTTTTTTTATTTATACTAATAGAAATCGTACTTATGAGAACACGCAGCATAACTAAAACAATGAATACCGTTTGTGGAAAGACTATCACTTTCTTGCAAACCGAAGGACAGCCCAATAGAATGCATTCCGTTGACGGACCTGCTTTAATTTATTCTGATGTGGATAATAAAGCACCCGAGTACTACCTCTATGGAATCAAATATTCAAAAGCAGAATGGAAAGAAAGACTTACTCACAAGAGAGTAACAGTCTCGGTAGATATATCTTTTGATTCACAGTTTTAAACTATTTATTAATAAACGCTACTATGGCATTTAATCTGCAAAAATTCTTGATAGAGAACAGGTTAACTAAAAGATCACGTCTTAACGAAGACGCTATGACTAAGACCGATGCCGAACAACAGACTATGGGAGCCGAACAAGGAGACGATGTAACCGGAGATGAAGAAATGTTTGACTACGGCGGAGATTCTGGGGATCAAGACGACGATATCGGTAGTTCAGATGAGTTTGAAAGAGAGCCAGCAGGCGGAGATATTGAGTCAAACGAACCTGCTATGAATAAGCTTGCTCAAGACCAGGCTAAATTAAGTAAGCTTGAAAAAATAAAAGATACTCTAGTTAGCGGACTAAATAAAAAGAAAGGGGAAGAGGGATATTTGAGTTTAGATCAATATAAAACGTTAATTCAGAGCTACAAAGTAGATGGTAAAGATCTGAATATCCCGCAAGAAATAAAGAAATTAAGAGCTAGTATAGCAAAGCAGACAGATCCTGTTATCGGAGATACTGAAGAAGAGGATATTTAGAGGTTTTAATACTGTGTATGAGTCAACGAGCTGCAATTAGCGATGCAATAAGACAGGAACTTATTAGATGTAAACAAGACCCCGTGTACTTCATGAAGAAGTACTACACCATTCAACACCCAACCAAGGGTAGAATGACGTTTAATCTCTATCCTTTTCAGGAAAAAGTACTTAAGCTTCTACAAAGACATGATTATACAATCATAAATAAATCAAGACAGCTAGGTATCTCAACTCTAACCTCAGCCTTTGCTTTGTGGATGATGTTGTTTGAGCAGGATAAAAACGTTCTTGTCCTTGCCACTACCCAAGCCACGGCAAAAAATATGGTAACCAAGGTAAGGTTTGCTTATGATAACCTTCCTACTTGGATGCAGATGCCAGTACTAGAACATAATCGTCTTAGTTTACGTCTTAAAAACGGATCACAAATCAAAGCCGTTTCTGCAGCTACTGATAGTGCACGTTCTGAAGCAGTATCACTCCTTGTAATAGACGAAGCAGCTTTCATTGATAGAATTGAAGACATTTTTACTGCCGCACAACAAACACTTGCTACCGGTGGTAGATGTATTGCATTATCTACACCAAACGGTGTCGGTAACTGGTTTCATAAAGAGTTTACCCGTGCACAGTTAGGTGAAAACAAGTTTACTCCTATCAGTCTTCCATGGACCGTACACCCTGAAAGAGACCAAACATGGAGGGACGAGCAAACAGCACAGCTTGGTCCTCGTAATGCCGCACAAGAGTGTGACTGCGACTTTAGTACTTCAGGGGACACGGTAATTGAACCCGGTATCCTTAATTTCTATCAAGAAACTACAGTACAAGAGCCTATTGAAAGAACAGGTCCAAACCATGCCTACTGGGTTTGGAATTATCCCGACCCCATGAAGACGTATATGATAGTTGCTGACGTAGCAAGAGGGGACGGTAAAGACTTTTCTACCTTCCATGTCATTGATACGATCACCGTCGACCAGGTAGCTGAATACAAAGATCAGGTACCTACTAAGGACTTTGCACGCATGCTCGTATCGAAGGCTATTGAATGGAACAACGCAATGCTTATTGTAGAGAATGCGAGTATTGGATGGGACGTTGTTACTACAATACAGGAGATGGGATACCCAAACCTGTACTATGCACCCAAATCTGAACTCGTGGGTACACAAATTGATCTCTACGTTACAAAATTTGATAGAGGTGACGGAATGGTACCTGGATTCAGTATGAATCAAAGAACTCGCCCTCTTGTAATTGAGAAAGCACGGTCATTCATGGAGGAAAAAAGCGCATTAATTCGTTCACAACGATTGCTCGATGAATGGCGGGTGTTTATTTGGAAAAACGGCAAACCTCAAGCACTTCAAGGGTATAATGACGACCTTGTAATGCCGTACAGTATCGGGCTATTTTTGCGTGATACTGCATTACGCTTCCGCCAAACTGCTATGGATCTCACCTATGCAAGCCTTAACGGATACACTAAAACAGAACAAAATTTTCAGGTTTATACGCCAAATAATGCTGCAAATCAGCAGAATCCCTGGTCTATGAACGTAAACGGCCAGAATGACGACATAACTTGGCTGTTGGGATAAAGATATTTATTAGATATGGCAGATCAACAACCACAAAGGAACCTGTTTTCAGCACTTAAACGCCTATTTTCCACTGATGTTATCATTAGGAATGATGGCGGAACGTTAAAAACAGTTGACGTAAACCAGATACAAGTTGACGGCGTACTTCAAACTAACGCCCTCGTCGACCGATTCAACCGTATCTACACGACTTCTACCTCCTACGGCGTAAACCTTAACCTCTCACAGAACTATCAGAGTGCGAGGGTGCAAATTTATGCGGATTACGAGGCTATGGATACTGATCCTATCATCGCTTCCGCCCTCGACATTATTGCAGACGAGTGTACTCTAAAAAATTCACAAGGAGATGTAATTCAAATTCGTTCATCAGATGAAAACATTCAGAAAATACTTTATAGCCTTTTCTACGACATACTCAACATTGAGTTTAATTTGTGGTTCTGGATTAGAAATATGTGTAAGTATGGTGATTTTTTTCTTAAGCTCGAAGTAGCCGAAAAGTACGGAGTCTATAATGTAATTCCGTTCTCTGCTTACAATATTGTACGTCTTGAAGGTACAAATCCTTCTAATCCATCAGAGGTAATTTTTAAGTATGATCCAACTGCAGCACTTGGTGCTACTGCCGGTTATTCTACCTCATATCAGAATACAGACCTAGGTATTACGTTCTACAATTACGAAATGGCTCACCTAAGACTGATTGGTGATGTCAACTACCTACCTTACGGACGTTCTTACTTAGAGCCAGGACGTAGGTTGTACAAACAG